CCACTCGACTGCACAGACTGTTCTCCATCCAAGGAGATGTCCCCCAAGTATTCCTCCACCAGCACCTGCGAATAAAGCCAACTCATTCAATTTGTCCTTCTTTCATTTGACGCATATAAAACCTGACTCGATCTCTTGCTCCTGATCCATAGACCTTTTCGCAACGCTCAAGCCTGGCACGAACAAAATCATTGTCTCTCAGGGATTGCCAAGTTCGGTATATCTCCCTTGCTTCGGCTTTCTCCAAAATAACTCTGTCGCCTTCATTGGATATTACTTTTCTCGAATACGCCATAGGGGTTTACTCTAGGTCGCCAGTAAGCTCTAAAGCCTTGTTTATCAGATGTAGTGGGTAAGGTACGCCTTCACGCACCTTGTCCAATAGTTTCATTGCTTCATAGTGGGACATTTTTTAGTTTCTTTTCTAAAACATAAGACCAAATTGCACCACCAGAAACCTTGGCGATAAACTGAAGTGCCACAATTTCAGGCATCAAAACACCAAATGCTATGGTTGGGAACAATAAAGAATCTACGGCAGCACCAGCAGTATTTGAGATGTTTGCTCGTTTAATCCATGCACCTGTTGTTTTCATAAATACTGCCCAATCGACTAAAGCGGCAGCTAAGAATGAAACAGCAGAAGCTACCGCAATCATTCCTGCGGCAGGATTTAGCAAATAAGTCAATCCACCTGTTCCAACAATTAGGCATCCCATTTGCCAAGTTTTTAGGCGCATATGAAGCCAATCTCTCAAAGTAAGATCAAGTCCAATCAGCAAAAATGCGTTTATTGGGCTTATCGATGGGCCAAATGTTGCCACTAAAAGGTTTGCCAAGGTCATTGCCACGGCATAAGTTATTAAAGCAAAAATCATAAAAGTGTTTCCTGTTCCATTGGTTGATAAAAATTCCATTGCGAAGGGGCATTGAATGCCTCGATCCTAGAACGCATGATTTGCGCCCTTGCTTCCTTGGTAGGCGGCAAATAATTGCCATGTTTCCAATGCACATCAATGCCTACATTTCTACCAATATTGGTGCTGTCGGCTGAAGCAAATGGTAGTTTGGTAAAGATTGCAGGGTCTAGCATCCTCAAACCATGTAACTTACAAGCAGGTCTTCCCATGTCATCGCAAATTATCCGCATTGCTTGACCAATTCTTACCCACCATTTAGAAGTTCCAACAGTTGCAAAATCTCCAGAACTACCAATGCAGACCCGAACATAAGTGTTGGCTAGTTGTTCTAGTCTTTCAAGTGATTCATGCATATGCCAAACTGGAGCGCCAAACCACTTGGGTAATGGGCAATCTTTCAGCAGGGCATCATTGTCTGCCTCGTTTCCATCAATAACATCGGGAATAACGGCAAAGTCGCAAGAAGGGACTTTTTTAAGGTCTAGTGACCAATCGTAGAAAGGCTGCCAATCAGTAATTGGTTTACCTTGTCTCCAAGCAGAGAATGCTCCATTGTCTATGGCGAAGGACTGACAGACCTCGATAGCTGATGCAAGTTGGTCAGAATGGGCAAACGAAACAAACGCATGGCCACCTTCTATTGCTTTGACTGCTACTGTGGCAGGAGTTATTGGTAAGCCGTGATAGTGGATCATGCTTTTCTCCGCAACTCTGCCATCTTTGCCAAGACTTCTAGTGGTATAGGTGCTGCCTTCAAAGCATCAGCCTTGATCTTCTCAAGTGCAGGGTCAGGCTCATTTGATGGTGGAACTGTGAGCCTTATGTTGTCAGCAGGATTTCCTTTTTTCGCAACCCACTCTGCTTTGAATGCTTGCCAACCACGCACGATACATTCCTCCAAGGCTTTCTCAAGTGTCCAACCCGCTAAGTTGGCTTCCTCAGAAATCTTGTCTATGGCTCTTTGGGTTATCGGTGCTTTCTTGGCTTTCCTCAAAGATTTGAATTCCTGCCAAACAGAATCAGAAACACCGCTAGGTGTTGCAACGCTAGTTGTTCTTTTCTGTATCTGTTCTGTATCTGTATCTGTATCTATAGCGTTACTTGGACGTTTCTGTAACGTTTCATCAACGTTACTTACCTGTTTCTTTTTACTACGATGCTTGGCAACCCGCATGGTGCTTGAGTCTGAGACAAATTGACGTTTATCCCAATTAAGTAAATTCCAATGTTTGTCAATGAAATTCTTACTGATAAACAACTGCTTAGTTTGTTCCAGTTCTTCTGTGGATAACCTAAGTTGAAACGCTATTTCTGTTTCATGTAACGTTTCAATAACTTCGCTACATCGGAGGCACATAAGCATGACATAACGTCTTTGCATTGCCTCTGAAAGCATTTGAACTTTGGGGTCGTGTGCGAACTCTGAATAGAGCCGAAACCATGGATTAGCCATAATGTGTGCCGCTTTTTAAAACACCCTTAAAGGAATTGCCAGCAGGAGAAGGGATAACTCTTTTCGGTTGGGTAGCAACTCCCGACCTAGCTGGATTCCATAATATCAAACTAATTCTACTTTGTAAACTCAAATAAATTGATTATTTGTAATTTCATTTGTTGGTTGTCTGCCAAGCAATCTTTTAGCTTGTGCGTTCATTACCGCATATTCAGCCTTGGTAAAGATACCTTGTGCGTTCCTAATGTCAAACGGGTTTAGCAGATCACGAGGCTCTTCAACCTTTTCAGCCTCAATCATGTGTGGGGCTAGGGTGTACTGAGAAACCCATGACCGACCCATCTTAACTTTTCCAATGGTTAGTTTCTTCTTGTAGCGCATCTTAGTGCAACAAGCTGCAATGTGTAGCCTTGGTATGCCAGTTAAGTCTTCTAATTGATAAGACGTAAGTGGCCCATTCTGTAGGCATCTGATGACTGATTCTTGGGTCATTTGTAAAGGTTCTCTAGGTTAATTGTTCGGTTTAGATGGAGTTCTAACGTTCTGGCAAGCAAAGCTGTTACAGCCGCATCAAAATCCTCTGGTTCGGTTGTGTAAGCATCTGCCATTGTTTGAGAGTACCCAAGCAAGGCTTCAGCGCATCGTTTTTCAAGTATTTCAGTTTTCATGCTCAGAATACTACTGTTGTTTTTATGCTTGTCTATTAGGGTTTATCCCTAGATATTTTCTGTAAAACCTGTGGCACATTACAGGTGTGGGCAAACAGTAACCCACGCTTAACAGGAGTAAATATGCCGATTCTTAATGGAAAAAAGGTCGTTGACCTAGAGATAGATGGAGTAGATAGCAGAGACTTCCCAGACTTCTCTGATGCCTACTTCTCAGGTGGATGCTACGAAGATGGAACACCATTGACAGAAGATGAGTTAAACAAGCTCACCGATCTGGCGGGTGATGTTCTGTGGACAATGGCTTACGAAAGTTTCCACTGATGAAAACACTTTTTCAGTTCTTTGTGGAAGAGTTTTCTGACATCCACTACTGCCCCTATTGCCTGGCAATCAAGGGAGATAAAATAGTTTGCTGCCAAGAAGCAGACTTTATCGAGTTCAAGGATTTAGACCTTGACCAACAAAAAGAGATTATTCAACAAGAGTTAGACGAAAATCAAAGGAGTTAATATGTCAATAGAAATGTTACTGAAAAAGAATGTCAACGATCACGTTGAGAAAAAAAACGGCTTGTCCTACCTATCATGGGCTTGGGCATGGGCAGAGGCTTTAAAAGCCGATCCAAAGGCTTCCTACAAGATAGAAATGTTTGGCGACAAGTGTTTCATGGATATCAATGGTACGGCAATGGTGTTTGTTACAGTTACCATGTTTGATAAGCCAATGACTTGCCAGCTTCCCGTGATGGATTACAGAAACAAGGCCATCCCAAACCCCGATGCTTTTGCGGTAAACACGGCAATCATGCGTTGTATGACAAAAGCCCTGGCACTACATGGTTTGGGTCTATATTTGTATAGCGGTGAAGACGTCCCCGAAGAGGGTAGATCAGTAGTAATCACGCCCACTCAGGGAGCAATGGATAACATTCCCCCAGAGGAAGTACAGTACTTGCAAGAGATGGCAGTTGAATTGATTGCTACTTGTGAGCAAGGTGACCCCAAGGCAGCTTGGGATAAGTTGGAAGGAGAGAACCTTGATGCAGAACAAAAGATTGCATTGTGGACACTCCTACCCAGTAAAGTGCGTTCAGCATTAAAGAAAGCGAAGGAAATGTGATGGAAAAGAAAGATAACTCAGGCGTTTTGTTCAAGAACGATAAAAAAGAGTCAGAGAAACACCCTGATTACAAAGGAAATATCACAGTAGGCGGTCAGGATTACTGGCTATCTGCATGGATTAAAGAGGGTAAAAGCGGCAAGTTCATGGGTTTAGCAGTATCACCCAAAGAAGAATACAAAGCGAAACCTTCTGAGAGGTCTAAGGCTACCAATTTTGATGACCAAGACCTGCCTTTTTGAGTTAATATAAACCCGAGGGGAGAGCTGTGCAAAGGATTTTCCTAGCTTGCAGACGAGCAGTTTTCCCCTCACCCAATAGGAGTTAATGATGACATTAGATAAAACATGGTTTGGTGGTGCAGTAGAGAAATTCTTTGGTTCACCAGCATTTAAGTTGGTTAGAAAAGAAGACCCTACAACGAGCCATCAGGCGGCTCAGAAGGTTGATACAACTAAGCTAGAAAGTCTTGTCTACGAGGCTATAAAGGGCTTTCCTGATGGGTGTATCTCAGACGAGATACTAGAGATGTATCCAAACTACCCATATTCCTCAATAACAGCACGATACAAGTCTCTGTTAGACAAGGGATTTATTGAAGTTACTGGTGTCAAACGTGGCAAATTTGGCAGAAATCAACGCATTATGAAAGTTGTCAAATGATTGAAAAACCCCCGTATTCCAAGATCAGTTACCCCTCTGTTCCAAACAAAGACTTTAAGTGGTCTTCAGGATCAGACGTTCAGGCTATTTGGAGAAAGTTTGGATGGACTCCACCCTCAGAGAAGATGCTGCCACCACCGCCTGAGAAGTACCAAGAGCCTCTTCGTAGGGTGAGATAAATGGGAATCATCAGAACATGGCTCAATGACCATGACTTCATTGATAGACCAGACCGAAACGAAGTGCTTGAGGAGGTCGCCAAAGAGTTTGACAAGATGAAAGCCTTTGGTGACACAGCACAGAGTTTTGCTAGCTTTGTAAGGGATATGAAAAGGTGTCCACCCTGTTTAAACACTTGCAATCAGGGTAGAGACTGCCCTTCTAGGGTACAAGCATGACTAAAGACTTGCGTGAAGAAGCTATGTTTCAAGTGCAAATGTTAGGCGAGGAGATTCAGCCTGATTGGATTAGCGTGACAGATGAGGAGTGGATTAAAGCACTTGAACTATGCGACTTTGACAAAGTAGCTGCCTTTGAATTCTTTGAAGCCAAACTCAAAGAAAAGAACTCTTAGGTCAGAACTGCTAGTGCGTGATTGATCTCTTTTTCCCTGTCTGCAAGACCGATATATGCGCCATTAATTTTTTTGGTCATGGTCTTGTAGTCACGGCTATCAGCATACTGGTTTAGCTTATGCGTAGACCAGAACCAGCCCGCTGTGAGTGCAGCATACTTTGGAGTCTTAACCAACTCTGGTTGCATAACGAAATCCTCGCCTAATGCTTGTCCAGCATGGTAGAAATTCGCATGTCCAGTTAGTTGGAAGAGTCCAGCGCCAGCAAAACGAAAACCATCCCCAGAGGCTTCATCTCTGTTTCCCATACGATTTGCGTATGTAAAGTTTGCCAAGGCTTTAGGATTACGAGCGTACTTCTGTGCAATCTCCATATTTGGGAAACGCTTAGGCCAGATAACCATTAGTCGTTCAGCAGAATAGCTCAATCCTTCTGACAAACGAGTAAATCTAGCACTCTCATGCCCTGCTTGACCAATAAAAGCCGCCTGGCGAAATGGATTGGAAATGTCAAAACGCTCAAAAGTTTCGTTTAGCGGATCAACCCATTGTTCAGCAATATGCAGTTTTTTTAGTTGTTCAGCAGTAACCATAATTTAACCTTTGTGATGAGTGAAATATTTGTCCTCAGCTTGTTTTCTTGCAAGAACAGCATCTTCAAAATTTACATGGTATCCAAGTGAATATCTTTTATTTTTAAATCTTATGTAAGCAATCCACTTGTTTCTTTGTGCATACCAAAAAACACCTTTTTCACCTGACTTATTACTTTTTCTTAGAGATGTATTTTGTAAGTTTTCTGTACTTGTAGCATTCCTTAAATTTATCCACCGATTGTCATCTTTAATTCTATTTATATGGTCAACTTGTTTTTCTGGTAAAAATCCATTCATATATAGAAAAGCAAGTCTATGGCAATAATATTCTTTTCCATCAATGTGAATTGATTTGTATCCCGTGTGTTTATTTAAGAATCCTGCAATATTCCCAACTTGGGCATTTGATGCAGTTGTTTTTTTCCTAATAAACAATCCTGTTTCTGGGTTGTACTCTAAAAGTTCTTTTAAACGATTTTGAGTTAAAATTTTTTCAGCCATAGATGTTCCTTTCATCGGTTGGTTAGAAAAGCCAAGTAGCTCGCAACTGCTTGGTTTTTTGCTATTTAGAGTTTAACAAATTCCTAACGTCATTGTAAGAATCAATACAAGCATTTAAAGCCGCAGTATTCTTATCCCCTTGGGCGACTATTTCTGCGATGGCTTCGATGGTTGCTCTTTCGGCATCAGAAGGTTGGTCAGCCTGTCTGTCAGGTTCACGGGTTGCTTCTGTATTTGTGGTGGCAACGGGGGTATTTGTGGGGGTTGATACGTTACTTGAGGGGCAGAGGCGCAACTTGCCAGCACGATTGGCAGCACTAAGGGCAGAAGTCTTTTGATTGATAGCATTGTTTGCCTCCAATAATTTAGTAGCA